CTATGTTAGAAGAACAAAACACAATTTTTGAAACTAAAATAAAAAAAGACATTCTCAAAGATATAAATTTAAAAACAAAACAAACACAACAAGATGATAATTTTGATTTCTATAATATGAAAGATGAAGATTTGTTTAAATTGAAATTACAATCTTTTGAAATTGAACAAGTTAAAAATTCTACTAATAGAGAATTGAAATCTTCACTTAGAAAAAGTCAAACATTCATGGAAGCTGTTGCATATACTGCTGCTTTAATTCTTGACAAATAAATTACCATCAGAAACTTTTTGCGCTTTACCTTGGCTACATCTTTCAACTAGACCTAATGGTCACATGAGAGTTTGTTGTACAGCTAACGCAAGTGCTGTGAGTGTAAATGCAGACTCAAATAACAAAACTGTTTCTGAATCAGGTGTATTGAGAAGAGACGATGGAAAGCCTGCTAATCTTGCCACCACAGGTTTGTTAGAATCTTGGAACAATGAATACATGAAAAGTATTCGTAAAATGATGCTTAAAGGAGAACAACCTCAATCGTGTACTAAGTGTTTCAAAGAAGAAGAGTCTGGTCATAGAAGTAAAAGAATATGGGAAACACGTAAGTGGGTAAACGAATTAGGTATTGATGATATTATAGGTAATACAAAAGAAGACGGTAGTATTGATCCTAAAATAAGATATATAGATCTTAGACTTGGATCTAAATGTCAACTTGCATGTGTAATGTGTTCTCCTCATGATAGTTCTAATTGGGTACCTGAACATAAAAAAATATATCCTATATTGAAAAACGATCAATTAAAAAAATCTATGGCATGGGAAAAAGAATCTGGCAAGCTAGCTTGGTCTGGTGGTTCGTATAATTGGCATAAAAAAAATCCTAGCTTTTGGAAAGAATTGTATGAACAATTACCTCACCTCAAACAGTTATATTGGGCAGGTGGTGAATCTCTTATAATGGATGATCATTATACTTTATTAGAAAAAATTATTAAAGACGGGTTAGCTAAAAATATTGAATTGAGATATAATAGTAATGGTATTGAGTGGAGAGAAGATTTATTTGATTTGTGGAAGCAGTTCCGTAATGTTATATTTCATTTTTCAATAGATGATATAGAAGAAAGATTAGAATATATAAGATACCCAAGCGATTGGAATCAAATAGAACAACAGATTCATAAATTAGATAATTATCCTCATGGAAATTTATCACTCACTACTGCTTGGACTGGAATAGCTTTAAACATATATTATCTACCAGAATTTTTAAAATGGAAACTTAAAAGTAAATTTAAACTACTTAATAAATGGCCAAGTGGTGCTGGAATGTTTTCTTGTCATCTAGCTTATTGGCCTCCACAATTAAACATTAAAGTTCTACCACAATGGTTTAAAAATGAAACATCACAGAAGTTTGATGAAGAATTATATCCTTGGTTAAAAGAAAATTGGAAAATGTGTACTGGTACTGAAGATATAAGTTATGATGTTTGGTCTGAAAGTGAATATGGTCTAAAAAGAATACAAGGACTTTTAAACTTTATGCATGCTGAAGATTGGTCTACAAGATTAAATGCTACTAACGAATGGTGTTATAAAGTTGCTAAACAAAGAAATCTAGATTTCAATAAAACATTTCCTGAAATGGATTGGTTAGAGTGGTACAAATGAGTAAAACTTTTTGTCCTTTGCCTTGGAATAGTATAAATTTACGTAACAATGGCGACATGAGAATATGTTGTAATACAAATAGCTATACGCCTAATAGAGGTTTATTAAAAAAAAAAGACGGAGCTTATTTCAACGCAGGTAAAGATGATTGGAATGAAGCAAGAAATGCTCCTCTTTTGAAAGAAGTAAGAGCCACTATGATGAAAGACAAATGGCATCCAGAATGCGAACGTTGTAGACAAGAAGAAGTGAATGGTGTTAAAAGTAGAAGAGAATATGAGAAAGAGGATTGGGTAGAAACAAACGTATTACATAATACTAAAAAAGACGGTACATTGGATACATCTAAACAAAAGATTGAATTTATGGATTTGAGATATGGAAATTTTTGTAATTTAAAATGTAGAATGTGTGGTCCAACAGATAGTAATAAATGGTACGATGATCTTGCTAAACTACAAAATTCAGATACACCTACTTTCAAAGATGGTTCTTCAAAAGTTACTTTACATAAAAATAAAAAAGGTAAATTAGATACTGATCATTTCAATTGGTTTAAAAATAATAACAGATATTGGTCAAATTTTGAACAATACGCTCCTGATGCTAAAAAACTTTATATAGTAGGAGGAGAACCTCTTATAATTCCAGAGCATCAAGAAAGTCTACAAAGATTAGTTGATAGTGGTAAATCTAAAAATATACAGATAGAATATAATAGTAACCTTACAATGGTTCCTAATAAATTAATTTCTTTGTGGGAACAATTTAAACAAATAAGAATAGGGGTTAGTATAGATGGTATAGATGAAGTGTTTGATTATCAACGTACACCTGCTAAATTTTCAAACGTATATAAAAATATGCTTTCCTTACAGAATAATGATAGAATTAATTTAAAAGCATGGTTTGCTTTTACTATCACTCCATATAATATATTCCATCTTCCTGAATTTATGAAATGGAAACTTGAAAAGAGTGGTTTAGATAAATTCAATCCCATTTCAAGTCCTAGACCATTGATAACACACCACATGTGTCATAGTCCTAAATATTTTAATATAAAAGTTTTACCTTTAGATACTAAAAATCAAGTATGGGATTATTTTGAATTATATAAAGATTTGATTTATTCTACTAAATATTCAGAACATGTTAAAAATAATTTTATAAAAATTTTAGACGGGGTTGTTAAATTTATGATGAGTGAAGATTATTCAAAACAATATTTACATGAGTTTATAAGTCAAACAAAAAAATTAGACGTAATAAGAAATCAAGATGTAACTAAAATAGTACCTCAATATAAAGGACTGTTTGATGGAAGATAATGGTGTTATATGTATGTTGCCTTGGTTACATTTCACTGTTACTATGAAGGATAGTGTTAGACCTTGTTGTAGATTTAGTCAAAAATCAAATGTAACAATTGATAACTATTATAAAGAATACGAATGGTTAAGAAAAAACATGCTCGATGGAGTAAAGACTAAAGAATGTACAAGATGCTATATAGAAGATCAAAATACACATTCTATGAGATCAACAGCTAATAAAAACTTTAAATTAAAAGAAATAAATAATTTAACTATTGAACCATTACCATTAAAATTTATTGAAATAAGTTTAGATAACACATGTAACCTTGAATGTAAAATGTGTAATAGTTTGTTTTCATCAAAGTTGCTAAAAAGAGATATTATGTTACACGATAGCAATCCAAATATGTTTGGTGATGATATACAATTTATGAAACCTGCTAAAGTTAATAACAAGTCAAGATTTGAAAAGTTGAAAGCTTTAGATATATCATGGGAACACTTGACTGAAATAAAATTACTGGGAGGTGAGCCTTTTTTATCTCCTCAGTTTAAAGAATTTTTAATTTTTTTTATATCTAAAGGTAACCCTGATAAAATTACATTAGAAATTGTTACTAACTGTACAAAGATATTACAAGATGATGTTGTAATATTATTAAACAAATTTAAAAAAATAAGACTAACTGGCAGTATAGATGGTATATACAAGTACAATGACTATCAAAGAGTCAATAGCAATTTTGAAGATTCCGTTAAAAATTATAAATTGTATCTACAACAACTTAATAATATATCCAAACCGCATATACACATCACGTGGTCTATTTTAAATATAAACTGTATCAATGAAACAATTGATTTTTGGGAAAAAGAGAAAAAAAACATGCCTGGTCTCACAATTTCATCTGCAGTTGCAAGTGGATTAACATCTCCTACTCATGCTCCTCCTTGGTATCATTTGTGGTTAGATAGTATAGTAGACTGGAATCAACATACAATGACTAAAGTTACTAAACAAGAAATAGATCAAACTTCAAATTTTAATAATAAAAATTGGAAACTAATACAAAAACAAATTAAACTTACAGATAAATTTTACAAAATGTCTTTAGAAGATTATAATCCAGAACTTTATAATTTTTTTAAAAAATATGAAAAGTATGATACTTTTATAGAAGATGTTGCAAAAGAAAAAATTGATTTGATTGAAGAATTTAAAATAAGACATCACGAAGAAGTAGCAGAATTAAATTTAAGGAATAATCTAACTGTTGAAGCTAGTAGAAAAAATATTAAAGAAATAAATTTGGTACATAATCAAAAACTTCAAAACTCCATTAAAAAAGAAACAATAGAAAAAGTTATAGGTAAGTCATTATATAATTTTTACTTTGGTCGAAACAATGAAATGTAAACATGCATGGTCACATTTAGATTTTAAACCTGGAGGTTATGCTCCTTGTTATAGATTTAAATTATACAATAATAATTTAGGTAAAATTCCAGATCTACCTTCAGATGTAATTAATAATGAACATTGGAAAGATGTAAGAAGACAACTTAGAAAAAACGAATGGCCTGTAGGTTGTAAAGATTGTCGTATACAAGAAGAAAATGATATCAAATCATACAGACAAAGGTCTTTAGAAAGTACTATATCAACTCCTGATTATGAAAATGACAATGTTGTCATTACTGATTTACAATTAAAGATGAGCAATACATGTAATTTTAATTGTATGCATTGTGATGTAAAATCAAATTCAAATTTTATTTTGGTTGGAAATAAAAACAAATACATTGCTGAAACTTTATACAAAGACCATAACTTTGATCATGTTGTTAATAAAAGAGGTAAGGTAATTGATAAACCTACATCTGATGTAATGGATGATCTATTTCTTAACATAATTCCTAACATACAAAAATTAGAATTTGCAGGTGGTGAACCTTTCTATCATATAGATATGTATAAGACACTGGAAAGAATGATAAATGATAAAAATATAGATACAAAAAAAATTACATTAAGTTACAACACTAATATGAGTTTAATAAAATTTAAAAAATATGATTTGATTGAACTTTGGAAACATTTTAAAGGTGTACATATTACAGTTAGTTTTGATGGTACTGGTAATTTATTTAATTATTTTAGACACAAAGGTGATTATAACCAAGTTGTTAAAAATCTTAAAACAATTGTTAAAAATTGTAAAAATTTAAAAAGTTTATTGTTAGTTTGTACATCATGTAGTTATCATGTTTTTTACATGAATAAAATTTCTAAAGATTTTTTTAAATTAAGAAAAGAATTAAATAAAATTTCTTATAACAATCTAGATATTAATATTAGAACTACGTTCGTTCACTCCCCTGCAGGATTAGACATGGTTAATTTAGATGAGAAAACAAAAGTTATTTTACTCAATGAAATAGAAGAAAATGAATTTACTAAAGATATTATTAAAAGACTTAAAGGTAAAAGAACAATACCAAAAGAAACATTTAAAGATATAGTTAAAATGCAAGATACATTATATAATAGAGATGCTTCGTTGTTAGCTCCAAGGATATTTGATTATGTTTATTAGTGAAGATACAACGATTACAATTCATAGACCTTACTCCACAGTTTATATAAATGAAGACCATGTTAAAAAAATAATGACTAAAAATTATATACATTTAAACCACGACGGATGGTTAGACAAGTATAATCATCTTAGAGAATATTGTCCACAACTAGTTAAAATATATAGTATAAATGACAATGAAATGATAATGGAAAAAGTTATTGGAATTAATGTTGATGATTACAAGTATGAAGATACTATAAATGTAACACAATTGTTTAATATAAGTATTAACATTAATTTGTTAATATCACAATTATATAATTTTTCAAAACATGAAGGTGAGCAATGCATACATCGAGATTTGACTCTTTCAAATATTATAGATGTAGGCAAAGGCGAATTAAAGATAATAGATCCTGAATCTATATGGTTTAATAGAAAGTTAAACAACTTCCCATATCTAAAAACACAAATTCAATTAACTGAATTATTTACAATAATTGGTAATAGATAATGACATATGAATATAAAAATATTAGAATGGTTCATTTAGAAACTACACAACTTTGTCAGGCATCATGTCCTATGTGTGATAGGAATATGAATGGTGGAGATGTTAATCCTTATCTTAAAAATAAATCTTTATCACTAGAAAATATTAAACATATTTTTCCGGAATCTTTTTTACATCAATTAGATAATATATATTTTTGTGGTAATCACGGAGACCCTATATTTGCACCTGAGTGTTTAGAAATGTTTGAATATATGAGATCAAAAAATAAGTATCTCAAATTAGGTATCACTACAAATGGAGGAGCTAGAAAAGCTGATTGGTGGGTGGAGTTAGCTAAATTAGATGTACATGTTAACTTTTCTGTGGATGGATTAGAAGACACAAATCATTTATACAGACAAGGTGTAGTTTGGAAAAATGTTGAAGAGAACATAGATGCTTTTACTAGTGCAGGAGGTAAAGGAGATTGGACGTTTCTAGTTTTTAATTATAATGAACATCAAGTACAAGAAGCAGAGAGATATTCAAAATTATTAGGTATTAATAAATTTATAGTAAAAAAGTCAGGTAGATATTTAACAGCTAATTTAGAAAAAAAAGAACAACATCAAGCAATTTTTAGAAAAGGTTTAGGAGCATTATTAAGCAAACCAAAGAATAAAGATTATAGAAATAAAGAACTTGAAAAGAATATTAATTTAACTGATTCATTAGAAACATTTAGAGTAGTACCTAAGTGTGTACAGAAAAAAGAAATTTACATTTCAGCTGAAGGATTTGTTTTACCTTGTTGTTGGACTGCAGGTCAAATGTATAAGTGGTATCATCAACCTGAAGCTTCGCAGATCTGGGAATTTATTAATGGTTATAATATCAATGCTTTAGATAGTTCTGTAAAAGAAGTAATGGAAAGTGGTTTTTTTAAAAAAATACAAAAAGGATGGAGTGGAGATAATAAACTCAAAACATGTTTAGTTAAATGTAATGATAAATTTGATCCTTATGTAGCTCAATGGAATTAAGCAATACAAATTTTGATAATATAAAGATAGATATTAAAAATAATACAGTATATAAATTTGTTAAATTAAAAAACAACTTTAACAAAGAACATTTCGAAAGTTTAAAAAAGTATATTTTCCATATTTCAAAACAAATAGATTTTTTACCTAATGTTAAAATTTACGAGAATAGAGAATACGAAGCAGTAATAGGAACTGATTATTTAAAGAATATTAATTCTTTTTATAATCTTCTAGAGGACAACTATCCATTTACTAATAATGATTTAAAAAATTTTTATTTTTTTGTCAATGGAATAATTAATTTAAACTTTTTAAATGTTTCAAATTCTATATTTAAAAAAAATGATTTTATAATTTCCTTCGAACCAAATGGTGATCATATTAATTTTTTACAAAAAATATTTTTAGATAAAAATAATAAATTTTGGTTGTTGCTTAATTATAATGACATTAAAATTCTTACTACCAGTCAATGGATATCTAAATATACGTATCATAAAAAAGATTACATTAACAATAGCTTAAATTATATCTACAGAAAGGTACATAATGGTAGAGTGAGAAAAAAGAAAGATGATGCAATTAAAAAATATAACAATCAATTTAAAAATACAATCAAACAACAAAGTGAATTAATTATTAAATTACAAAATGATAGAATTAAATTCTCACAAGTACAAAAAATTTTAGGAGATAAATTATTCACCCAATACTTTGGAGATAATAATGATATATAGAACTAGAAAAATGATAGCTCCTAAAGATTTAAATGCTATAGGTGTATTATTTGGAGGAAGAGTACTTGATTGGATTGACGAAGAAGCATATATCTATGTTAGTTGTCAACTTGATAGTAGAAATGTTGTTACGAGAACTATAGGAAAAATAGATTTTATAGCTGGCGCTGAGCATGGTGATATAATTGAAATAGGAATGGATACAATAAAATTAGGAAAAACTAGTATAACAATTAAAGCTACTGTAAGAAATATTAAAACTAAAAAAATTATTACTGAAGTAGATAACATTGTTTTTGTTAATATAAAAGATGGAAAACCTTATCCTCATGGAATTAAGTAAGAGTAACTATAATTTTAATAAAATACCATTTAATGATATTGAAATGGTTGGACAGCATACAATGGTAACTAAAGATTTGTTTACTGTATCATGGTTATTAGGTAGATTTTGCAACTATAATTGTTCTTATTGTTGGCCGTATGCTAGATCAAGTAAGAAAGATCACAGAGACATTGATTTATGTTTAATGACAATAGACGAAATAAAAAGACAAGCGAGGGACAATGGATTTAATTCTTTTCATTTTAGTCTTAGTGGCGGCGAGCCTACTTTTCATCCTGGGTATCTTGAAATTATTAATCATCTTGCTAATGATGCTAGCAATTGTAATTATACTTCTATTCATATGACTACAAATTTATCAAGGAAAGGACCTTGGTGGGACAAATATTTAAACATAGCTAAAAAACTTAACAGAGCTTCTATCACAGCTTCATGTCATAGAGAGTCTGTTAATACTCAAACTAAGTTAGAAGAGTTTAGAGATAAGTTAGTTTATCTACAAGACAATGGAACAAAAATAACTATCAATCAAGTTATGTTATTAGATACATTTTGGCAGTGTTTAGAAGATGCTAATTTTTTTGCTGAGAAAAATATAAATGTAACTCTTAAACCTCAATCAGATCCAACAGCTTCATTTATTGTTGATGGTTATACAGATGAAATGTTAGACATATTGCATAATGGTATGCCTCAAAAACTAGAAGGCAAACAAATCTTTCAAGTTGAGATGAGAGATTCTAAAAATAATATTTGGTGGATGGATCAAGCTGAAAGATTTAATGCATTTAATTTTAATAAATTCGAAGGTTGGGAATGTTCATCAGGTTATAGATCTATAATAATTAGAGAGCCTGATGGTAGTATTAAACGTAGCTACAGCTGTAGAGATGAACCATTAGGATATATACATAAGGGTTTTAAATTATTTGACAAACCTAAAATATGTTCAACTAAAACTTGTGTTTCATCTGCTGATAGTAAAATACCTAAACGTAAAATAGGTACAGGTCATGCTTTATGGCCACAATAAACTTTTTCACATTTAAATGGGGAGCTAAATATGGCCCGGAATACGTCAATAGACTTTATGGAAGTTTACGGAATAACTGTAGTCACAACTTTGTACTTAATGTTATTACTGATAATGTTTACGGTATTGATAGCAATATCAATACTATCGATTATACCAGCTTCGATCCTTTTCATTATCCAAAAAATCAAATCTTTACTAGAGAAAAACTCGTCTTATTCGACAAATTTGTAGAAGGAAGAAATTGTTGGTTAGATTTAGATATATTGATACATGATAATATAGATAATTTAATTGAACAAGATTTACCTAGACCAAAATTTATATGGAACTATTGGAATAATTATAAAGAGAGATCAGAGAAATGGTATGGTAAAGGTGTTTCTTGCCATGTTAACTCGTCTGTAGTCATGTGGGAAGGTGACAGTGGTAGATACTTATATAAACTATTACTAAATAATGAAAAACAATCTTTCTTTACATATAAATCTTTAGATAAATTTTTATTCTATCAAGCTCATAGAAAAGGTTTGATGGATTTTTGGGACGAGGGAATAGTTAGTAATTACAATAGAGAATATTTTCAGAAAAAAGGTAAGATAAGTATTTTCAATACTTCTCATATATTATACAATAAAGGTATTACAGAAAAAGCATACGAATTAGATGAGGTAAAAGGATGGGCAGAAGAAATCTGGAAAAGTTATTACTAGATACAATTATCAGCGAAGGTTACGAATCTGTTTCATTAGTTGCATGTAATGAAAGAACAGAGTTGGTTTATATGTTAGAAGGTATAGGAATAGACGTTGATGTTGTTGACTATGATCCTAAATTTCCTAATCCAAGAGATGTGATATATGACAATGTTAAATTTAACGAATTAGTTGTTGACTTTAATGCTGAAAAGCATTATCCTATAGGTAATGTTTATAAAGGTGATATGATAGTTATAGGAGACAATGATCAACACAATGGAGATTGTAACCCCATTGATAACGTAGATGTATTAATAGAACAAAATAATATAACAAACGTTGATTTTAGTTATAACATAGATAAGTGGTTTGTAGTAAAGGGAAACAATGCAGATTGAATATGCAAATATGTTAAAATGGTTTTACAATAATCATTTAGATAAAATAGATAGGTTTGTTGAATCTGTTTCATTCAATCAGCAGAAATCTAAAGAACAATTATTATTAGGTCTAAAAGAAAAGAATATTGTTATACCCAAAAACGAAGATGGTAAAATTATTATTGAAATAGTAGGTGGTTGGTTTGGATGGCCTCTTATTGGTATGCTGCAAAAATACTTTGGCAGCTCAATATTAAAAATCAATTTTTTCGAAATGGATCCATTTGCTGTAAAGGTTCTACATAGATACATAAAAGAATTCAATCCTTATTTTAATATTAACGTATATGAACAAGACTGGTTTACTTATGAAGAAAATAGAAGAGCTCATATTTTAATTAATACATCGTGTGAACACATGAGAGACTTTGCTGACATGAAAAAATATTTCATTAATCCTGAGAGAACATTGTTAATGTTAACTTCAAATGATAAAATTGATGAACCTGACCATATAAATTGTAAACAATCTGCTGTACAATTAGCTGAAGATAACAAAGTTAAAATGTTACATGGTGATAAAATTTGGTTTGATACATACAGAAGATTTATTACTATAGGTAAATGGAATGCTTGATATATTATTAGTCAATACGGGAGATAAATATCCTCAAATTTATACTGATAATATAATTTATATGTTAGATAGAACTGGTACAAGGTATAATAATGTTCATATAATTACTGACGAACAGTATGATGGTGTGTGGAATAAACTTCAGTTGTTTAGAGACTTTAAAAAAGGTCCTTATTTATATTTAGATTTGGATGTGTGCTTAACAAAAAACGTTGAACATTTACAAAGAAAAGAATTAACATTATTAACTGCATGGTGGAGAACTAAACACCACACGCCTTTAAATTCTTCTATAATGTCCTGGGAAGGTGATTATTCATTTTACTATAATATTTTTGTAACTAATCCGGATTATTATATGATGAAATATAAAGGCATTGATCAATACATTTACGAATTAGATATGAGCTACAACACATATAATCCAATATGCACATCTTACAATTGGCAAGGTTTCAATGACAAATGGGACGTAACAATATTTAACCAAGCGTATGAAAAAATGAGGGAGCATGGACCATGGTCAAAGTATATGCTGTTCGAATAGGCAACAAATATGGACCTGAATATGAAGATTATCTCAAAGAAAAAATACCAGGTATAACTTTTATAAACAAATCAACAAATCCATTTATACTACAATGGAACAAATTGAGATTTATGGATCTAGATATCGATGAACCTATATGTGTAATAGATGTTGACATTGGTTTGTTTAATAACTATAATGAGTTGTTTAATTATCCTATTAAAAAAGGAGAGTTTATAAGTATTCCTAGTTGGTGGAAAGATACATATAAAGAAGAATATAAAATTAATGGAGGCTTCTATAAATATTATCCAAAAGAATGTAAGTATGTTGTCAACAGATTCAGAGAAAAACCTGAATATTATACAACTAAATATATTAAAAATCAGACAACAGTTGGACCAGTTAACGGAGAACAATACTTTGTCGAGGACACAATTAGAGAAACTCTCGAGGTTAGAACAGTTCCTGAATGGTGGGTCCAAAGAGCCTTTAAAGGCAAGTTTTTTCAAGATGGTGAAGTAAAGCTAGTTCATTATAGTTTTGATTAATTATACACACAACCTACTATATGTATTCTATCATCAAATGATGCATTTACAAACGTATGAGGTTTTGTAGTATCTAACAGATAATGATTACCATCTGCAGGTAATCTTTTAACCTCATTATCTATTATAAAAAAATTATTTTCATTTGTTACAATAGGAATATGTATTCTTTGTTCTCTGTCTACGTGATAAGAATAACACGTTTTAGGATTCAATTTAAGTAATCTTGTTCTGTACATTTTCAATTCACTCAATATTGAATTAGTATAAGTCATATTAGGAAAAATTGATACATTAAAATTTCTTGGTATATGGCTTGGATCTTTTTTTACTGCAGATAATAAACCGGTTGCATAAAACGGATCTAAAAAATCTTTCACACCTTGTAAACATATAGCATTTGTGTATGTTGGTAAATTGTCTTCCATTTCTTTTAATATTCTTTGTAAATCTATCATGTAATATTTATATCATTATTTCTTTTAACCATGTTTTATTTTTTGATTTGTAGTAATTATCAAAGTTATTATTTAATTTTCTTATCTTATCTTGTTTAAACCATACACTTATAAATGTTGCTAAATTTTCAGGTGTCCATTTTAATTTGAAAGGATCTGATTGTTGATAATTTAATTTTATAAAATCATCTAAAATAATATTTTCATGGTTATTAAGTTCTTCAATAAAACAACCTATAAAAACAATTTTAAAATTACCCTGAAGTTTTTTTACTTCGTGTTTGTGTTTAACTATACAATCTATATTGTAAGGGTATACATTTTTAATAAAACTTTTTTTTGTTTTTTCATTTGAAAGTATTATTAAATTTTTTAAATTAAACAGTTGGTATGCCGAGTCCACTTTTTGGGTACCTCCAAGGAATATCAGTTAAATCATTGTACATTAATCTATAAAGATTTTTATTACCTTTAAAAGTACTTTCCATGTTGACACATGTATGAATAAATTCAGAATCTGCAAATGGATGAACCCAATTTAAATTATCTAAATTGTTATTAAAAATCCTGTAAGCCCCTTCGTCTTGTAATCTTGAAAACATGACTCTATTTAAAATATCCGGATGTTTATTCCATTGATCAAATCTTTTTATAAAATAATTTACACAGTCTGAATATATAGGACAGTTGTGTAATTTTTTAACAGAATTAATCCTTCTATAACTTCCACAAACATTTACATGCCAATGTGAAAGATCATGTGGTTTATAACCCATCATTGCAGTGTATTGTAACGATTGGTCTATTTGCATTTCTCCTGTACCTATTTCCCCTGTAAAAATAGTGTAATCTAATAAACCTAATTCTTCAATTGCTTTTCTTTTAGCAGTATAAGGATTTTCGATCCAATATTTAAAATCTTTCAATTCAATTTTATCAACTTTAAAATAATTAACTTCGATTGACAATTCTTTTTCAATCTGTTTCACAGTATTTTGTTCAGTGAATTGTGATATTGTTGAATATAAACTTATTGGAATAAAGGGTATATTTAATTTTTTAAAAATATGAGCTAATGTTGTACTGTCTTTACCACCACTCAAAAGAATAACATTTTTGTCAGTAGCATATTTAAGTATAACTTTTTCTATAATGTTTCTGAGATCTGAAGGTTTAGAATTGTTTATTATTTTACTAGGTAAAATATCTTTTGATTGCTTTCTTTTAAGACCTTTATATGGATGACGTTCAGATACAGTCCACCCTCCTAGATAAGATCTTTCTTTAAAAAAATCATCATCAATTGATTGCTCTTTACCTTGTTCAAATTCAGAAGTAAAAAAACTTACGTCGTTTAAATTCATTGAGTTTTATTACCAATATATATAGCAGTAGACCATTTCATTTTTTCTTTAGAAAAATTTATTAATGTTTTTAATCTTTCTGGTGTTACATATCTATATAACGAATCCATTATTGTCTTTGATTCTTTACCTATAAACATAGGATAGTCACCTAATTTAGTAATTAAATATTTTTTAGAATCTTTTGAATTTAACATTTTTCGAAATGCATCGATTACAATTTTACTATTGGAATTTTTATGCATAAACAAACCTTTTTGTAAACCATCTCTCCAAGCTGCGGCTAAAATATAAGCTTCGTATATATCCCCTTCAGGTTTTTTACCATAAGTTTTTTTATATAAATCAACCGCTGTAAGAGTATTTGGCCAATTATGATCTTGAATAAATCCATTTTTAGTAAAAATTCCATGATTAAATAATCTTACAGCTTTACCTTCCTTTATCAATGGTAAAGTATTTTTAATATGTCTACTTGCTGGTTCTCTGATATATTTAAAATCACCTCTTAACCAAGCTGTTTTTGCTTCACCAGCTGACATTTTTCTGATAAAATTTATATTATTCCATCCTTTTAACATTGCCCATGCTAGAGTTTCTGGTACACAACCTGAACAATCTGCTAAATTTAATTTTTGATCTCTCCAATTGAAACCTTTTTTAATTGTAGTTGTAATATTATAAGGTTGTATTAGTATAGAATCCCAATCTTTAAACGACCACTTTACATCATTAATTAACCACTGTGTTGCGTTTCCTCCATGAGCTAATAATATTGCTTTAGGATCATTTTTATATTTTTCTTTAAATGTTTCTAAACCTAAATTACCTTTACCTCCCTTAATATTAATTACATTTATTTTTTCTTTTAGATATCTAGATAATTCTTTAGATACAACATCACCCCATATAGAAGTACCTGTACCTTTAGGACTAGGTATTATCAATGTGTAATCAGAAAATGCTTTGTTTGAAAATAGCAGAATGCTTAAAGTAATAATTAAAAATTTGTTCATAGTAACCTCATAATATACATTTTTATTATAGTGTATTTTTTAAATTATATTATAAAAACCTAAAGTTTGAAAAGTCAACGACTCAATTCTAGGAAATAATATAAACGCTAATAGAATAGCTGGTCTATTTATATTTGTTTTCTTAGCTAAAATTCCAAGCAATGAACAAATTAATAATGCAATCAAATCAAATTTTGTATTTGTAACTTGAAAGCATGACCAACATATTAATATTAAAATAGTTATTGAAAATATCTTTGGTGGTATTTTTAAAATATAACATATTGGAACACATAACAATAAACACATACAACCAACTAATAATGTTCCAATAATATATCCAGCTGCCATTGAATTAAAAAATTGATAATCATTCTGTATTGATACTGAACCAAGATCAAAGTTTAACATATAAAAAATTGACAGTATAACTGCTGCAAATGGTGTACCTGGAATTCCAAATACTACTGTAGGAACAAAACTTGCAGCATGAACTGAGTTATTAGCACCTTCTGGTCCAACAACTCCTGCTATTCTGCTTTTAGGATATAGTTTTTTTGATCTTATATATGATAACCAATCAGCTATAATTCCGTGAACACCAGGCAATGCACCTACAATAGAGCCAATTAAACCTCCTGTCAACGATATTTTTTTATACTTGTATACAAATTTAAATCCTAAAAGTATATGTTTAACATTCGCATTTAATTTTTGTAACTTTGGTTCTTTAAAAAATAAATTTATAAGTTCCGGGACAGCGAATAAACCACTAACAAAAATTGCTATTGGTATACCAGATTGAAAATAAGTATAACCAAAAGTTAATCTTTCAGCATTGTTCTCATCAATGCCGACATAACCAAAAATAAAACCAATTGCTATTCCAATTACTCCATAAATTATTTTCTGTTTAATTAAAAACACAACACACATCAAAGCAAAAATATTTAAAATTAGCAATTCTAAAAAACTAAATATTAATAACAATTCAGAATAAATTGGCATCATAAAAAAAACTAATGAACCAAATATCAATCCATTCAAAGTACTGCTTACAAAAGCTACGCTTAAAGCAAGAGTAGCCCTCCCATTTTTTGCAATTGGATAACCGTCCATTATTGTTGCTGAAGATGAAGAAGAACCTGGTATACCAAGTAATATTGAACTCCACGTATCTCCTGTTGTACATGCTGCAACAAGTGAAGTGTAAAACATAACACCTAAATAAGGATCATTGTTGAACAAAGGTGCAAATAATAAACTAGTAAGTAGTGCTGTGGTTGGTCCTGCTGTTGGTATAACACCAAACAATAGACCGTACATAACACCACATAAAATAACAAATAATTCAATCATAAAATTTTATTTAAATCTATAGATGCTCCAAAAATCCATGAGTTGTCAGCCTCACCTTTAATAATATCATCACATACATTTTTTATAATACCATATTTTTTTCTTAAATATCTTCTTTGAATAAAAACTAAAGCTCTTGATCTAGATCTCCAATGACCATTGAACCAATTTTCCCATTTGTATTTGTTAGTTCCTCCTACAAATGGATTAGTTTTTTGCTTAAAAACACATTCGTTTTTCCACAAATCTTTAAAAATTTTATCGTTGTCTATCTCACCATTTTGTTTAAATATTGTTCTTTTATCTCTAAGCATAGAACTTGTAGTTCTAGAATCATTAAACCAAAATACAGAACAACCTTTTCTTTTCAAAAGATTAAGTGTATTTCTTCCAATTATTTGTCTTGTATCAATATAGACTAATTTTTTATTAGTATCTTTAAAAAAAGGTTTATGAAAAGAACATAAATTTTGTACAGCATTTTTCTCAAAATTTCTAACACCACAAAAAATATATCTATCTTTTTCTATTTTAGAAATGGCATGTAAAAAAGTATTTTTTACAGAAGCTGGTTGTAATGAAATATTAAGTATTTCTATCATACTTTGTTTATCATCTTTATAATCATAATTTATAATTTTATATGGAACATTTAATTCTTTAGATATTTGTTTTATTAAGTTAGTATCGTCGTCATTCTTAAACCAAAATTTTATATGATATAATTTAACATCTAACTTTTTTTTATTTAAATACCTTGCAATAATTTCAGAATCAATACCACTTATCAACACTGCAAACTTTTTTAATTTGCAAGAAGATATTATTTTATCTAAATATAATTCTGATTCTTCTCTAACATTTCCAACATATTTAGGAAGTGTTTCAGGTATTATCTTAACGCTTTTTATGTAACCATCCTCATTAACAATTTCAGAAAATGTCTTATTGCCTAAAGGTTTATTATTTACATACCAGTTAAACCAGTCTGCATTTAAATCATACATTTTAAATTTTTTGTTAGTTTATTCATTATTTCATTTGCTGATTCTTCTTCAGTAATATGATTTATTCCTTTACCTATCATTACAGGACCATTTTCAATATCCCCATCAATAATTGATGAAGATAATTTTTCACTTCTTCCGTTATTGGGATTTTCTTTAGTAGGTAACCTTAACAATAACCTTTCAGCTTCTTCATTTGTTATTTTTCCAGTTTCAATTTCATTAATTATTTTTTTATATTCGTTCATATATTTGTTTGTTTTTTGATTTATAATAGACCTTGTAGGTCTAGGATAGCCTCTTTTCCAAAAATTATGAGATACTTGGGATTCTTCTTCACGTGAATTAATAATTATTTCTTTATATTTTTTATGAGCTGAACTTTCTTTTGCACAAACAAATCTTGTACCTATTTGTACAGCTAGTGCTCCTAAATTTAAATGTTCTTGAATATCTTCACAAGTTGATATTCCCCCTGAAGAAATAATAGGTAATATATTTTTGTCTACATATTTTATTTGTTCAATTGAAGATTCTTTACCAATGTATCCAGCAGCTTCATAACCTTTTAATATTAATGCATCAGCTCCTAAATCTTTTGCTCTTTGTATATTATTTTTTATACTGTGAGTTTTTGTTAAAATTTTAACTTTTTTTTGTTTACACAACTTAACTAATCTAGGTTGAGGTTCACATGCAAGCGCTTGTATTATTTTAACTCCATGATCTAATGCTACATCTAAATGTCTATGAGATAATTCAATATTATATTTTAAATTTGATAATACAGCTTTGTGATCGTCAGAGTTTATATCTATTTTATCTAAATTTTCTAAATATAATTTTTCAACTAATCTAGGCCTTTGAAAAATAGCTACAGAAAAAGGTTTAGAAGTAAATTTTTTTACTTTTGTTATTTGTTCATCCATCCAATCAGCACTATATCCTCCATTAGGCATAATAACACCTAAACCACCAGCCTCAGATATTGCAGCAGCAAGTTTCCAATCACCATTGTGTGTCATTGTAGCTTGAAGAATCGGATGTTCAATTTCAAAAAAATCTTTATAGTTCATTTTATTACCTAAGTATTTACATGTTATAGCTCTTATAAATAATATGTTATGGAAAAAGAAAAAGAATTACAAAAAAAATTAAAAGATGAAAAAAATAATCTAGAAAAGGTTATAACAAATAGGAATGACGACTACACCTATGCTAGAGAAATATTGTATACATCTACAGAAAGACTACAAGATATTCTAGATGCAGCAGTAAATTTAGCAAGGGAGTCTGAACATCCTAGGGCAATAGAAGTTGCTACCGAAGCCGCAAAAGCATTAGGAGATAATGCTGCTAAGATGATGGATCATCATTTAAAAACTGAGAAGTTACAGAATCCATCAGGTGAAAAAAATAACATTACAAATAATAATCTTAATGTAAAAATGAATACAAAAGATTTATTAGAATTACTAAATCGTGATAATTGATAACGTAATAAAAAAAGACATATACAATCCAGATTTTCATAAAGGTTATAAAAAATTTGGAGATGTTTACGTAAAAAATAAAAAAACATTAATAGAACATATATCTGAACAAAGACATAATCCTTCTGCGCCTACAGAACAAACACATGAAGATTTATTTGAGAAAAATTCTCAAGGTGTTTCTCATTACATGGGTAACCCTAATGTCAAAGCTGCTTTTGTATCTGTTGATTACACTCCTGAACAATTAAAAGAATTCCAAAAGTGTAGTAAAGATCCTATATATTTTACTGAAACATATATAAGAATCATGTCAGTTGATTTTGGTTTAATTCCTTTTACAATGTATAAATTTCAAAGGAATATGATTAGCACTTTTAACGACAATAGATTTACTATATGTAAACTACCTAGACAAAGTGGAAAATCAACAACATCTGTTGCATACATTTTATGGTACTTACTTTTCAATCCTGGTAAAGTTGTAGGTATCTTAGCTAACAAAGGTGAGCTAGCTCAAGAGATGTTAGGTAGATTAGCAACTGCATATGAATCGTTACCTTTTTGGTTACAACAAGGTTGCATTACATACAACAAAAGATCAATAGAATTAGAAAATGGATCAAAAGTAATTGCTACTGCATCTTCAGGATCAGCAGCTCGTGGAATGTCATTTTCATTATTGTTCTTAGATGAATTTGCTTTCGTACCACCTAATGACGCTGAAGATTTTTTCCGTTCTGTGTATCCAACTATTTCATCTGGTTCTGATACAAAGATGATAGTTGTATCGACACCAAAAGGAATGAATCATTTCTACAAAATGTGGATGGAATCTACAGAAAGAAGATCTAAATTTAAACCTATTGAAATTAATTGGTGGGATGTTCCAGGTAGAGATGAAGATTGGAAACAAGAACAAATATCCAATACATCAGAAGATCAGTTTAGACAAGAATTCGAATGTCAATTTATTGGTTCATCTAATACCTTAATAGCTCCTACAAAACTTAGCGAACTTACATATATCACACCTATCAAAACTCAAGAATTTGTTGACTTTTATGAGGAACCAAAGATAGGTCACAACTATATTATGTGTGTAGATTCTGCAAGAGGTGTTAGGTTAGATTATAGTGCTTTTGTTGTAATAGATATAACATCAGTTCCATATAAAGTTGTATCTAAATTTAGATCTAATGAAGTATCGCCAATGATATTTCCTAATTTTATTGTTAACATTGGCAAATATTATAACAATGCATGGGTGTTGATTGAAGTAAATGATGTAGGTCAACAAGTTGCTGTAGGTGTACAACAAGAATTTGAATATGAGAATATTTTATCTACTGTGTCAAAAGGTAGAGCAGGTTTCCAATTAGGATCAGGTCCTGGTTCTAAATTAGGAGTTACAACATCTCATTCAGTAAAAAATAATGGGTGTTCTAATTTAAAATCTCTAGTTGAAGCTGATAAATTAATAGTTGAAGATTATGAAATATATGTTGAGCTTACAACATTTGTAAGAAAAAGTGAAGGTAATACTGGTTCGTTTGAAGCTGAACCAGGTTGCAATGATGATTTAGTTATGTGTTTAGTTTTATTTGCTTGGGCAGCTGGAACTGAATATTGGAAAGAATTGACTGATACAAATGCAAAGCAGCATATGTATAAACAAAAAATAGGAGAACTAGAAGAAGAGGTTATGCCCATAGGTTTTTTACCTTACGACGAAATGATAGATAAACAAATTGATAGCAACGGAGACGTATGGTCTACAGTTGATGAACCTATCATCCCTGATTGGTACAATGATATATATAAATCTAATTTTTAAATACTAATTTAGAGAGCTTTTAGAATTATAAATAACATATCTGATCAGAGGTAAAATAAAATATGGCGCGACAGCTTAAGTACAATCTCAATAATCGAATATTGACTATTGAGAACATGTTGGTTGATAGACTTGATTTTCAGAGTGATTCTGATATAAGTGTATATACAATGGCAACTGGAGCTACCGCAACGGCAACTACTTCTGAAAGGAAAATTGTAGAGTTTAAAAAAACTAAGTATGGCTCTGCAAAGTTTGTAATACAAGCGACAGACAAAGTCACGGATCAAAAACTAGTTACAGAAGTTTTATTATCATGTGATAGCGATTCTGTAGATTTGACAGAGTATGGTACTCTAGTCACATCAAACACAAATACTAGGTTTGTAGAATTTAGTTCTATAATAAATGGTATTTTCTGTGAATTAAGATCACAGACAACGAGCAATAACCAAACTGAATTTAAGGTTAGTGCTACATTAATAAGAGTATAATAATTTTTATACTTAGCCAAATAAAGGAGAACTAAAATGGCAAATAGAGATTTTCGAATCACCCAGGGCCTCTTAGTAGGAGATTCTGATTTACATTTTAGTCTCGTTGGTAACACTTCATTAAAGTTAAAAAGTTCCGCAACTATTTCTATAGGTGATAACGCTGTCGTAAAAGCAGGTGACAATGTAGCCCTATTGACTAACGATGCTGGATATTTAACTGCAAGTAATATATCAGGTCTTAGGTCGGACATTGATTCAGATAGTACAGCTATTCAAGCTGCAAAAACTGATTTAGCAGGTTTTAAAGCTGCTACTATTGGTAAGCTGGATTCAGACTCAACTAAGATTCAAAGTATAGGAACCCAAGTTGAAGTAATCCATACGAGATTAGATTCAGACCACGACTTAATGAAATCAAAGATTGCATCAGGGTTATTAAATCTTGCTGACTCAGATCTTTTAACATTTCAATTAGACCAAAAGGTTGCAGCATTAATAGGAAGATTAGATTCTGATTCTATAGTTCAACAAACTATTAGAACTCAAGTCTTTCCTAGATTAGATTCCGATGAAGCAAAACTTCAAGAAATCAAATCTGCATTAGATGCTGAAATAACTGCAACTAATACTGAAGTTGGTCTTATTAAAGGAAGATTAGATTCAGATAGTTCAAAACTACAATCATTAGATAAAGCCATCGCAGCTGAAACTACTGCTAGAGGTTCTGCAGTTACTGCATTGATAGCTAGATTAGATTCTGATGAAATAAGATTACAACAATTAGATTCTTTAATTGGTGGTGAATTACTTTCAGGTGTAAGAAGCGATATAGATTCTGACAGTTCAGCTATTCAAGCTGTTAAGACAGATCTAGCATCTTTCAAAACTGAAGTAAAAGGAAGATTAGATTCTGACGATGGAGCTATTCAAGCTGCTGCAAGTGCTGGAGCAGCTGCTGCTGCAGGTGCTCAAAATAGAGCAGATGCTGCACACGTTAGATTAGATTCTGATAGTTTAAGATTAAGCGAACTACAAATTATTGTAGATGCAATCAGAAACGATAATGATTCCGAAGAAGCAGCAAGATCTACTTTCAATGAAGGTATAACAATTGGTGTTAATACAGCTAATGTAAATGGTATGGCAGTAATAAATCCACACCAGCTTACTACAACAGCTACAACACAAGTTGATATATACACTCAAACTGCAAGTGGTCTAAAAGGCTTAAAGCTAATAGTAACTGCTGCTGATGGATCATCAGGGGAAAGACATGTAACTGAATTACTAGCGACGCACGATGGAACAAACGTTGCGTTCGTAGAATACGGTACAGTCTTCACTGGATCTGCTGCACTAGCTACTTATGATATCGATATTAATGGTGGAAACATTAGAGTTAGGACTACTCCTGCAAGTACAAACTCTACTGCATTTACTGTTTTAGAATCATATACTGTATAACCGACCTTAAGGGGTAGCATTAATACGCTACCCCTCTATATTATGACTTTGGGGAAAGTGAACCGAAGATGGCTAGTAAGAATTTTTTAGTAAAAAAAGGTCTTACGGTTGGTGATAGCGACTTACATGTAAGTAATAATCGTGCAAGTGTCAAAAATCTAACCGTAGGTAATGTCCAGTTTCCTAGTACTCTAGGAGGCAATGATCAGGTATTGAGAGTTTCTGGTGGTGCTCTAGATTTTGGTACAATCTCTAGTGATGCTGTTATTGGAAACGCCGGTTTTGATTCTGATCAAATTGTATCTATACTTAGCGAAAATCATTCTAAAATTGATTCTGATAGAATTGTTTCTATCGTAAATGAAAATGCCGCAATTGCAATTTCAGGTTCAATATCAACGTCTATAGAAACTTTTAAATTTACAGCTACAGCTGGTCAAACATCTTTTTCAGGTAATGATGCTAATGGAAATAATCTATCTTACAACGTTGGATCTATTCAAGTATTTTTAAATGGAATAAGATTAGACACCACTGACTTCACTGCATCAAGTGGCTCGTCAATTATATTAATTGATCCAGCTTCTTTAGATAATGAATTAATTGTTGACTTTTTTAAAGTTAATATTTCTTAAAAAAAAAAAATATATTTTTTGTAAAATGTGCATATTTTGGATTTATTCAAAATGAATTTTATTAAATATATTGTAACGAATTCAAAGAGGACCAATCCAAATGAGCAATGGTAGAAAAATAGCAGACCTTATCGTAGGTACAAACGTAAAGGTCACAGTAGTAGATTCGGATTTAGATAATATTATAGGCTCATTAAAAACAAGATTAGATTCAGACGATGCAAAATTACAATCATTAGACACTGCTATTAATCAAGGGTTAGTTAACTTAGCTGACTCAGATTTAATAACTAGTCAATTGCAAGCAAAGATTAATTCTGCTGTTGCAAATATAGATTCAGATTCAACAGCTATACAATCAGCCAATACTCAAATAGCTGGAATCGTTAGTAGATTAGATTCAGACGATGGAAGACTTCAAGCTCTTAACATAGCTTTAGCTGCTGAAATAGTAGCAACTAATACTGATATATCTGCTGTAAAAGGTAGAATGGATTCAGATGACGGTAGACTACAATCATTAGATTCTTCTATTACTATATTGAATACTAGATTAGATTCAGACTCGACAGCCTTATCAGCAGCAAAATCATTAATAGGTCAAGCTGTAGCTGGTCAAGGAATGGCAGATTCAGATCTTAAAGTAGTAGCAGATTTAAGAAATCAATTAGATTCTGAAATAGAACAATCTAAAAATATAATAGTAACATATACTAATATTGCATATAGAGCAACAGCCGGACAAACTACTTTTAGTGGAAGCGATGTCGACAGTGTAACATTAGCTTATACAGCTGGTTCAATTCAAGTATTTTTAAATGGTGTAAAATTAGAAGATGAAGATTATACTGCTACAAATGGTACTTCAATAGTACTTGCTGTGCCTGCTCAAGTAAATGCTGAACTAACAATATTAGTTCCTACGTTATCATCAAATTATGTTCTTTATGTAGCACCTAATTGGGGAACGATTACAACTACTGCAATATTCGAAGGGACTGTTAATAGTGAACTTCAAGGTGAAACAGTTGCACTTAATGCAGATGGAACTATATTAGCAGTTGGTGTAAGAAACGCTGCTGTAGGTAGTCAAGCTAACGCAGGGGTTGTTAGAGTATATAAAAAATCAAGCGGTACATGGAGTTTAAAACAAACAATTAATAATGATAACGTTGCAGGTGGTGTAAATAACCATTTTGGTAAGTCACTTGATATAAGTGCAGATAACAACGATATTGTTATTGGTAGAGGTATTGGTGTAAGAGGTATTAGTGTTTGGACAACTTCAGATAGTGGTGAGACTTGGTCTCAACAAGATAATTTTACAGCTTCTGGTTCAGTAGAAACCGATAACACTGGAGAACAAGATAATTTAGCTATATCAGATGATGGTAATTATATAGTTGCGGGAGCTGCTGGTGATGATGATACAGCAGCTAATGCCGGAGCGCTTTATGTTTTTGTAAGATCAGGTACTTCATGGTCTCAACAACAAAAAATACAAGCTAGTGATGCACAAGACGGTGATCAATTTGGATATGCTGTAGACATATCAGGTGACGGTAATTATATTATAGCAGGCGCTCCATATGAAGATACAGGATCAGGTGCTAACAGTAATGGTAAAGCATATATTTTTATAAGATCAGGTACTTCATGGAGTCAACAAGCAGCTATTCAACCATCAGATGTTGCAGCTAATGATAGCTTTGGTTATTCTGTTTCTATAGACGAAGATGGAAATACAGCTGTAATGAGTAGTAATGATCCAACTGCATTCAATGCTTCAAGAGTTGTTTATATATTTACTAGATCAGGTACGAGCTGGTCACAGCAAGCTAAATTAAACCATCCTAATGGAGAGGGTGGAGATAATTTTGGATTTGGAAGTTCAGGTCATGATATAAGTGGTGATGGTAATACAGTTTATATAGGATCAGCTGGTGATGATGATAATGGAAATGCTGCTGGAAGAGGATTTATTTTTACTAGAACTGGCACATCATGGTCTTTAGTTGGAACAAATGCAACTCCACTTGCTAGTACATATGTTCCTGGTAATTTAAGGGGTGTAGAAGCAAATGATTATTATGGTACTAAACTTTCTATATCTAAAGATGGTTTGACTATCGCAGGTGGTAATGAAAATCATACAAATACAGCAGGTAATAATACTGGTGCAGCATACGTAATGGTACCATCAAACCTAGCATAAAAGGAAATAGTTAAATGGGTAACGCAAGAAAATTAGCAAATTTAATAGTAGGTAACAATGTAAAGGTTTTAGTAGTTGATTCTGATTTAACTAATACTGTCAATACTTTAAAATCTAGATTAGATTCAGATGATGCTAAGCTACAATCAATAGATACTTCAGTTAACACAAGTATTAATTTATTAAAAGGTAGAATGGATTCAGATGATGGTAGATTACAATCATTAGATTCAGCAATTCAAGCTGGTATACAAAATCTTGCAGACTCAGATTTAATTATTACTCAATTACAAGCAAAGATAAATGCTACTGTATCTAATGTAGATTCTGATTCAGGTTTACTTCAAGGTATCAATACTAAAATAGCAGCTCTTAAAACTAGATTAGATTCAGATGACGCTAAGTTACAATCAT